TGCGGTTTCCTGATTCAATGCCGAAAGTCACAAATTTGGAAATGGAGTTAGCTATTGCAGAATTCGAGGAAAGACGTTCTCATCGATCAGAAGCCATGAAGAAGATGAGTCTACCAAGGTCGGAACCAGAATTCGGCTCACACATAGGTGGGAAGCAACAATGGAAATTGAAGTCTCGAGAGCCAGAAATGGCAAAGGCACTACAAGCTATTTTCACAAGGAGTGATGACTATCTGTTCAAATTTGGACCTGTGGGCATCCTCATGTTGAAAAAGTGGATGAATTTGTGTCCTTCGAACTTCTACATTCATGCGAAACGCAGCCAGCAAGATCTTGTCGATTGGGTTGCAATTCATGATCCAAAAATAGGGTATGAGGAGTTGGACATGACAAAATTCGACCAATCTGTGCGGGGTGGAGCCGTGTATTTCTTTGCAAAATTCATGCTATATTTGGGCTTCAACCAGTCTTTGGTGGATGATTATCTTGAGGACAAATTTGACTGCCAAACGAGATCCTTACACATAGGTTTGATGACTTTGAGTGGTGAAATTTTCACGTTTCTCATCAACACAGCTTTCGAAGTTGCCAGGGAAGTGAGTAAGTTTCATATTTTGCCAGGAGATCCAATGATGGCTGCTGGGGATGATCTGTTGAGGATGCATGAGCGAGCTGTAAGACCCGAATGGAGTGCTTTTGAATCTTATGACACCTGCGTGGAAAAAAGGTCCCGATCAGCGAAAGGTAGTTTCTGTTCATTTAACGTAGTCAATGGGCTAGTTTATAAAGATCCCCGAATTCTCTTATGCCGTTTACTCGGCCAAATTGAAAGGGGAAACTCTAGCAACGTCTTGGATGGATACTTCATACATTTTGCCACTGCGTACGTTCTCAAAGATTCAGCATATAATGTTCTGAGTGAAGATGATCTTGAATGCCTAAAGGTCTTGTCTGACATTTTCTTTCATACCAAGAGGTGGACGGGAAAATTTCATCATTTAGATTGGGGAGCTCTGCGTCATGAGGAGGTGATTTACCGTGATGAGGCTGAGGTCGTTTCTGTAGTGTCTGGAGCGTATGATATGTTAATCAGTTTGAAAGGTTCTGGAGACGATCATTCTATCACAGAGTTCGTAGGTGATTTACGTAGAGAATACATAGAACCATTGTATGAGCATTAAGCATGCTGGGTTTGAATACCTTTATGGCACAAATTCGTGATGAAACTGTGTCTCGAGACCTCGGGACTGCTCCTAGCGAGTCTGGTTTACCTGTTTCTACTCCTTACAATTTTATATACAACCGTAAGCTTATGCCGCCGGCGGGCGGTGGGAACTTAGCCTTTTCTGGCTCCTTAGCAGATTTGTGCGGTGACAAATTGGAAGGGATGGGTCATGTGGAGTGCATTAGATTGTCTGTTAAATTTGTTGGTGAGAATGTTGGTGACAATGTTACTGCTGTCATCGTCAACGCTTCCAACGCTCAATCTATTGATACTCTGCGAGCATTGATGGGATGCCGCTATCACAAATGTACCTCTTTCAATCAAGGTTTAGAACATGTAATGGATTTTGAGATACCTGTCAATCTTTCAAAGCAAATTGTGCCATTGAGTTCAAACTTACCTATGCCCAAGCTCAAAATAAAAGCAAGTG